AATGAGGAGTCGTAATGTCACTGGAACTAACTTGTGAAATTTGGAGCGAAATCAAACGATATATCAATGATATGGATCGTGCTGAAGCAGCAGAAACATTGATTTCAATATTAATTGACCATGATGTTGATGCCGAAGATATTCGCACTGCCTTTCGAGGCGAACCTGAAGTAAAAAAAGCTCTTCAGACATATCTTGACGATGAAGAAGAAGAGCATGAAGACGAAGAAGAGGATGAAAATTGGTGATCCATGTGGTATAGCCGCATAGTCGCTGACATCAGTGCAATCCCTGATTTTATAGATCACTATGAATCAGAACTGGCCTTGGCCAAGAATGATTGCCGTATCTCAGGTGTTGTAGAAAAAAACATCACTGCATTGCCGGGCATCACCGAACACCGTTTTAATCAATTACAAGAGATTGAAGCGGTGCTTAACTATCTCAACATTCAACTACGTAAAATTCGTCGACGGCACTTTCAAAAATACCTTGAAGGATATGCTCGCGCATTGTCAAGTCGTGATGCCGAAAAATATGTTGATGGCGAAGATGAAGTTGTTGACTTTGAAACAATCATAAACGAAGTTGCCTTGCTTAGAAACAAGTGGCTAGGTATAATGAAAGGCTTGGATTCCAAACAGTGGATGACTGGTCACGTAGTTAGATTGCGTACAGCAGGAATGGAGGATATATCAGTATGAAAGCAGGAAAAGTTTGGGGAGTTACAGAACTATTTGAAGCCAATGGTGTTTTGGAATTCCATCGTATTGAAGCTGTCAAAGGTGGTGTCTGCAGCAAACACAAACACAAATACAAGTGGAATGGATTCTATGTTGAACGTGGACAACTGTTGATTCGTGTTTGGAAGAATAACTATGACCTTATTGATGAAACTGTGTTAAATGCCGGCGACTACACCAAAGTTGCTCCAGGTGAGTATCATCAATTTGAAGCTCTAGAAGATACTGTGGCGTTTGAATTGTATTGGGCAGAGTTTGATCACACCGACATTGAAAGAGAAACAGTGGGATTTGCCAAGGATGAGTAAAAAAGTATTGGTCACTGGCAATGCAGGTTATATTGGTGGACATCTAACCAACATCCTTCGACGACGCAAGAAGTATCAGGTCTGGGGCTTGGATTATGACCAACCACAGATTGAAGTGTATGATCACTTAAATGGTGACATTAGAATTATTCCCAGACTTGACTTTGCGGAGTTTGACACAGTGATACATCTAGCAGCACTAGTCAACGTTGGCGAAAGTGTACGCGATCCACTCAATTATTATCGCACCAACATTGCCGGCACTGAGAACGTACTGAGTAAAATAAAATATAAAAACTTTGTATTTGCCAGTACTGGTGCAGCAGCAGGTATGGCCAGTCCCTACGGCATCAGTAAAAAGGCCGCTGAAGATATAGTCGCACAACACTGCCAAGAAGAATCAATACCCTACACTATTTTTAGATTTTACAATGTCATTGGTAGTGATGGTGTTGCTCCTACCAATCCTGATGGGCTAATGCTTAATTTAATCAATGCTCGAAAGACCGGCGAGTTTAATATATTTGGGAACGATTACAATACTACCGACGGTACCGCGATCAGAGATTATGTACATGTCAATGAAATTTGCCATGCTCTAATAGAAGCAATTGAACGTCCGGCCAATGGTATAGAAAATCTTGGACACGGGCAGGGACATTCTGTTCTTGAAATGGTTGACTTATTCAAGCAAGTCAACAAAGTTGATTTCAAAGTTAAATTTGGACCTCGTAGGTCCGGTGATTTAGAATGCAGCGTATTGGATAGCCCATCTGCGTATCTTCCAAATCTCTACAGTATCAACGACTTGCTCAAAATCTAAATCTGGTGTAATATACGCAGATAAATATCCTATACAACCAATAGGGTAGAAAGAAAATTAATGTTTAAAGTATTCATAGGATGGGATCCGCGCGAAGCAGAAGCCGCTGAAGTTTGCCGTCATAGTATCTTGAAGCACAGCACAATACCGGTACAAATTGAGTTTTTGAAGCAATCTGTGCTGCGTGATCAAAAACACTACTGGCGCGAAGTTGATCCAAAATCCAGCACGGAGTTTACTTTTACTAGATTTCTAGTGCCACATCTTATGAACTATTCTGGATGGGCAATTTTTGTTGACTGTGACTTTGTGTTTACCGGTGATGTGCGAGAACTGTTTCAACAAATGGAATCAAAGTTTGCGGTTCAAGTAGTCAAACACAAATATCAACCCACCAATAAAATTAAGATGGATGGCAAAGAGCAGCACCCATATCCACGTAAAAACTGGAGCAGTATGATATTGTTTAACTGTGGCCATCCCAGTTGTAAGACTCTCACTCCCGAATTAGTAAACACACAAACCGGACAATACCTACATAGATTTGAATGGGTCAGCGACAGTCTTGATATTGGTGGTATCAGTCCCGAATGGAATTGGTTAGTGAACTGGTACAAAGAACCCGAAGACGGATCGCCCAAGGCCATTCACTATACCGAAGGTGGTCCTTGGTTTGAAAACTATCGTCACAGTGCGTATGGATGGTACTATGCCGAAGCCTATCACAGTTGGCAGAAAAGTCTTCAAGTGTCTCCACCGCCACACCAGTTTGAAAATATTCCCCCGGAGATGACAAAGTTATTTGAAAAAATAATTTCGTATCGTATAGACCCTGCGGCACATTACTATCCGGAGTCGGACTACGAGCAAATAATAAAGGATTTAGCCATGCTTAATAACAAGGCTGTAGTGGCCGTTGAAGCCGACACTGTTGAAGAAGCCAGTGACAAACTTGAAGCCAAAGGACAAAACTATGATCCATTCCTAAAGAGTTTTATTTTAGGATCTGGTGGACAAATTTCAGTCTGGGACAAAACATCCGAAGATAAAACTCCCATGGTGTTGCGCGGTGTGACCAAACGCAAACACATGGATGCTTGTCGCGCTGCCGGGAGAGATTTTTATTACATTGATACCGGATACTTTGGTAACGGACGTAAGAAAACTTATCACCGCATCACAAAAAACGACATGCAATATCTTGGCGAAGTCAAGCACCGTCCAAGAGATCGCTTATCAACTACAGGATTTGCCTCAAGAAAATTTAGACCTGGTGCAAATATTTTATTGGCACCACCCAGCCAAAAACTATTGATGTGCTATGGTATTGATCTAGACAAGTGGTTGGAAGAAACCATAGCCACTATTAGATTATGGAGTGATCGTGAAATCATAGTACGCAACAAGCAAAGTCGTTCAGTGCGTCAGAGTTCGGATACCATGGAAATGGCGCTAGAACGCAACATTCATTGCTTGGTTACCTTTTCAAGTATTGCAGCAGTGGAAGCAATCATGATGGGCAAGCCAGCAATTACCCTGGGACCAAGTGCTGCTAATCCAATTACATCTCGTGATCTCAAAGATATTGAAACCCCTTTTATTCCCACATTAGACGAAGTTGAAGAGTGGGCGGCGCATTTGGCCTACTGCCAGTTCACAGAGTTAGAAATGCGTGATGGTACTGCTTGGCGTATATTAACCGAAGATGCATGACGTAGTAGTTTATTTCAGCAGTTTACAAAAGCAAACCGCCAGTAGAAAAATTGATGTTTTACAGGCCTTTGCTGATGGTGCACGATCACAAGGTGCATCAGTGCATGTTGAAACCAGTTATAACGTAAAGCCGGCTCGGTTGTCTGTGATATTGGGTTGGCCTAGTCCGTTGCAAGACGGTCCCAACATACGTCTACGACAAGCGGTGGTCAAAGAACAAAAACGTCACAACAATCATGTCATGGCCATTGATGCTAGTACGTTTAAATTTCATGACCCCAATGGAAAATATCTAAGATATAGCCTCAACGGTGTGTTCTACGATACTGCGGAGTACGCCAACAAAAACAGCGACGATTCGCGTTGGAATATCATCAGCCAAGACTTAAATTTACAAATGCAACCCTGGCGCAATCGTGGCAGTTACGTGTTACTGTTGATGCAACGAGATGGTGGGTGGTCAATGAAAGGTATGAATCCTATTGAATGGGTGCAACACAAAATCCATGAAGTTAGGGCAGTGACAGATTTACCCATAATGGAACGGCCGCATCCTGGCAAGCATATT